ATTTTGCGTTGTCTGATAGTTTACTCATCATCTACATCTATTAAATACATTACTTCAGCTTCACTGAATAGTTCTTCAGCAAGTTTATTTGATTTATCCCATTCAGAATTATATATTTTAGGTCTTGTTGCAATGACCTTTCTAATTCCAACTTGAATAATACCCTTAGCACATTCATTACAAATAGGTAATCCATAAACATATAAGGTAGAACCTTTTAAAGATACACCAGTGAGAGAAGCATTATATATAGCATTCATTTCTGCATGAACAACTAACTCATATTTTCTTTCTTTATTAGCCCATCTTTCTTCGGTATCACGTACTCTTCTTGGGAAACCATTATAACCTTGAGTCATTACTTGACCACCTTTACCAATAACTACTGCACCAACCTGTGTGCTTGGGTCCTTAGACCATGTAGATATTTCTTTTGCTAAATCTCTATATCTATTTCCCCAAACTTGTGGTGAAATAGAATTTACGTTTTGGTAATTAGTCATGTTTAAAGTCCTCATATTTATTTATTACAGGAGGTTCGTCCCGTACATTTAATGTTTGCGCAGTATCTTCTACATCATATAGTCTCATTTTAGCTCTATCAATACCAATAACAAACTTTTTCATTTTACCTGTTGGGTCATTATATCTATTCTTAAGTTGCTTAACCATTATTTGGTTTAAGTCTTCTAACTCATCTGTAGATATAAGAGCAAACATTAAGTCTGCCGTTGCTGGTAAACCAAATGATTCAGATGTATCTTCTAGTCCTACATCAGATGATGCGAAACCAGACCTAGTGGTTTGTGTGGCAGTAACAATAGGTAAGTTATATTCTACTGCCATGCCACGCAATTCTTCTGCTATTGCCTTCACATAAGTATATGAGTTGATTGCTCCACCCATAGATTTCATTCTTGAAGAAGCACAAATATTTAAGTAGTCTATGCAAATTAATTCAGGTATAAAAGCTCTTTTAATCTTAAGCTCTTTTAATAAAGCTCTAAAATGAATAGTACTTGCTGCTCCTGTGGGATATTCTTTGACAATTAATTTGCCTACACCCTTATCAGTTAGCTTATGCATTTTCTTATCAAACATGTCTTTTGACAAATTCTCTAATTGGTCAAGGGGTACGTTCATAAGGTTAGCATCAATTCTTTCTGCGATACGTTCTTCAGACATTTCCATAGTTATATACAGAACATTTTTCATTTGAGTTAAAGCACCTGCTGCTATATGACACATAAATAAAGACTTACCTACGCCTGTACCTGCAAGAGCTACATTAAGAGACTTATTAACAAGACCACCTTTGGTAATCTTATTAAACATTTCTAAATCAAATGGGAGGTGTTCTTCTGCTCTATGATAAAATTCATAACGAGCATCAGAATCATCTACATAATCATGCCCAACTCTTAAATCAAAACTAACTGAAAGAGCTTCACTTAATACTTCGGGTAATGCATTCTTATTTAAAGTATTATGTTTACCTTCTATAATATTAATAGAGTCCATGATTGCCAAATAAATTGCTCTATCTTGACACCATTTTTCTGTATGTTCTATTAACCATTCTACAGTTTCCTCTCCCTTTTGAATACTTATTTCAGGAATAAGAGCTAAAGAATCTGAACCAACCTTTGTATTATTTCTTAATTCAATTGATAGTGCATCAGCACTTGGTAGCTTAGAAAACTTATTAACGAATTTAACAATTTCATTAAAGACAGCTCTATATGGTTCTTCAAAGTATATGGTTTTTAAATGAGGGATTACATTTCTAGTATAATCCTCATTCAACATTAAGTTACGTAAGATTAATGTCTCAATCTTCATCATCCCAACCTTCTTCTAGGTGTGAGACTTTAATCATATCGGCATGGCCTATTTCATATTTACGTTTTAGAAAATCTTTAAAATCTGTCTTTGCAAAAATAGCTGTCCAAAATGATTCCTTAAGTGTTTCAGCAACACGAACCTTTTTATCTTCTATCTCTCCAGTTGTTTTATCAACCTTAGAGTACCAACCAATAGTAGGTTTAACTACATATCCACCTTCTATTGCTACATCTAATAAGCCAGAATATGATTCAATACCACCTTCCCATGTTACAGATATAGGAATCTTAGACTTTTCTTTAACAAATCTGGATTTCTCTACATTAATAATAAAGTGATACCCTTGAATTTCAGTACCTTTTTTATCTTGTTGTCTACCAAGAATCCAAATATTATCACTTGAATAATAAATGCCTGTCCCACCAGACACTATGGCCTTAGGGAATAAACCAATTTCTTGATACGTATGGTTAACTGCAAGTAATGGAATGTCTCTCATTGTGAGATATGGTGTGGTCATTCTAAATAAACCTTTAAGAGCTTTTGCTCTTGACATATCTGCTACAGATTTTTCACTAAATGTATCATCTAATTCTTTTTTAGAAGCTAGGTTACCAATAGAGTCAATCATAATAATAACTTTATCTTTGCGTTCGATATTCTCTAATTGGTTAATTAAATCAAACTTCAGTTCCTCAACATTAGTAATGGGACTATGGAGTACTCGGGAAGTGTCAATACCGAACGACTTAAAGTATTGTTGGGGTGAGCCAAATTCACTATCATAGAATAATAGAACAGCATCTTTATATTTGTTTAAGTATGCTGCTGCAATTAATAATCCAAATGATGTTTTAAAATTCTTAGATGGTCCTGCCAATACTGTTAGTCCTGCAGTTAATCCACCATCAGGGTCGCCTGATAAAGCGACATTAATCATTGGAACCTTTGTTGGTACCATCTCTTGGTTAGAAAAAATCTTGGATTTATCAAGAGATGCTGTCTCTTTAATCCTAGAATTTTTCTGTAATTTATCCATTATACCCATACTTGCTCCTTATAATACTGTTTCAACGGCTCTACCATATTTTTCTTTCATACTAATTGATTTATCAATCATTCCATTTTTAATTAATTCATCTATACGACTATTGATTACTCCTATTGCCGTATGTAAATGTCCTGTTCCATTAGGCTTAAGTCTTTTAGTTAAAACTTCTACTTCTTTACGAAGTACTTTAATGTGGATTATTCGTTCATCGGTTGTCATATATTTCTCCTATTAATATATTATATCATAAAATGCTGTAAATGTAAACAGATTATAGAAATTTATCTAAAGTGTTTGGCGTGGTTTGAATTGTATGTGATTTATTACATTGTATAACAAAATCATCATATATCATTTCGCATTCACCCTCTAAAAATCTTTTAATATTATATGCCATATCCTCAGCAGTAGTCACTGGAACATTTTGACATAAATGATTAAGATTTTTCTTAGGATTTAACATAATAAAATCAGAAGGTAATTTCATGATTTCCATACATTCTCTATATGTTAAGTATCTATCCTCATCTGGGTGAGTTAAATTCATTGGCATATGACCTACAAATGCTCCTATATAATCAGCTGGTATTTCACTTGTACGTCTCATTATATTAGTACCTTTAATTGATAATTTCTTATACATAGCTCTAGCTTTTTCTGCTTGTTTGGTTTCACCAAAAGTTTCTAACCAATCTGCATAGTCATTATAATTACTATGTTTTTCAATATATTCTTGAACATTAACACTTCTTTTTAATGTCTTTTGAAAATCATTATGACTCATACCATTATGTATTACTTCTAACACATACCTATAATAAAGGTCATCCTTACTTGGTGTTTTGGTGTTAGCCAATGCAGACATCGGGTCTTGTGGGTCCCTCTTGACATTACGAATTGTATCTTCTATCCTATCATTAGGTATATTATACCACTCAAACATAGGTACTTGGTCTCCTTTCCAGAAAAAATAAAATGACCTGTCTCTAACTTGACTTAATCCATGTAATAAGCTTTTTGTTTTGTATAAAGAGAAGGTATACCCATTAGCTTTCGCTATGGTTCTTAATTTTTTTACAACTGGCTCACCCAATTTGGTAGCTAATCGTGGAGCATTTTCTCCCCATAATACTTTTGGACCTATTTCTTCTAATACATGCTTAGCTGTCTTAGTCATATAATCATTTATTTCTGCATCGCCTGATGGTTTAACATTTAATGAAGAAAGACCAGCACATGGACATATAGTATTAACAACATCAACATACCTTCCATTTTCACCACATTGTTGACCATGATAGATATGTGGTTCGCCTAATATATAATAAGGAACATAGTTTCTACCATCTTCAGGGTCATTGCATTGATTCCTATAATGCTCTACTAAATGCTTGTCATTATTTGCAAATTCTCTATATGACATAATATATGCAGGTCTTTTCTCGAATACATTTTCCATTGCTATGGTTCCACCTCCAATAAGAGGTACTATGCTTGCGTATTTCATACTGACTTAAGTTTTATATCCCATAAAGTATTTATATGTCTCTTTACACTGATAGTAGGTGCCCAACCAAGTGCTTTAATATCAGTAATGTCTGCTGTATTATCATCAGCTTCACATTCATCACCTTCTTTTGTTGGGACATCATACCCAGCCATTTTAGCTAAATTTGATACTACATTACCTTCACCGGTACCAATATCATATGTTGGTTTAAGTGACCAGATATCTAAATTCATTAAAATAATAATTGCACTAATCACATCATCAATGTGTACAAAATCACGAATATGATTTGTTACATATTTAAGATTACCATCTTTAATTTTATCCATAAACATACCACGCTGAGCACCAGCTCCACCATAAACCGTGGTGAATCTTAATCCAACTTGTCCAGGGAATGCTGTCTCCTCATTTACTTTTTTACTTATTCCATAAGGAGATTTATGCCATTCATGTATACAAGATGATGATGCATATATTAATGGTACTTTATATTCATGACATTGTCTTTGTATACGACTAGTATTAGTCACATTATTTTCCCAATATATATTAGGGTCTTCAATACTTTTACGAACATCAGCCCATGCTGCCATGTGTATTACATAATCAGCTTCAGTAAATCCTCTAGGAGCAAGTTCAAATTTTTCAATAGGTTTATCAATATGGTGGTCCCATTCAATAATCTGATGACCATCTTCTTTTAATTTATTTTTTATATGGCTCCCAATAAAACCATGTGAACCTGTAATTATTATTTTCATGCGAAATATTCCTCTAATGTTGCTACTTCTTTTAATTCTTCATTGCCCCATGCATCCCAACCTTTTCTTATATTCCTAGCAAATAATTCTATTCTAGGACCATACGATTGATTTTCAATTTTAGTATAAAACTCTATTGGTTTTTTACTATGTTCAGATTTATTAGCTTTAACTAATGTACTTTCATTTTTTACTAAAGGTTTTAAGTTACCCTTTTTGCCAAATAAACAAATTTCATGTTGACCTCTAAAATAATAACCTATACCAAAACTATTTTTAGCCCAGACTAAATTAGTTATATATTTAAATCCCCAGTGTTCCATAATGTCAAGACCTTCTTTTAAAAAATTATTAGTCCATTTTTTTATATTTAACTTAGTTTTTTGTTTTTTTATTTCTTGATATATTTGATTTGTTGCAGT